CTTTATGTGGAGGGGTCTCCTGATCGCCCCCTGAAGGCGATGGCGCCCAACGCGCTGCGGCAGGAGTTCAGCGGGGTCGTTGGTGTTCCCACGGCCTACTCGATCGTGTCGAACTCCATTCGTCTCGCCCCGCCGCCGAACGACGACACGCTCCTGACGATGGACTATTTCGCGGAGATCGATCCGCTGTCGGTGGAGGTGCCGAGCAACTGGCTGCTCGAACGGCATCCCAAGATTTATCTTTGCGGGACGCTCTACTACGCCGAAGCCTTCCTCGACAACGCCCCCCGGGCCGCGCAATGGAAGGCCCTCTACGACGAGGCGATGGGGCGGGTCGTCAAGACCTCGCGCAACAACCGCTGGGGGTCCGGGCCGCTCGTTCCCAATATCGTGACCCAGGTTCGCGGCTCGACGTGCTAAGTGGGATGTTCGCTGCGGGCGCATCCGCCCCGTGGCAGATGCAATACGCGATCCCGAACTGGCAGCAGAAACTAGCCCGTCTCAACCCGCAGCAGGAAGCGCTGTTTGAGGCGTGGGTGAGGGCCAATCAAGTACCCGTCACGCCTGACTACGACATGCGCGCCTATTGGCTGCATCGGAACGATCCGGGGATGCAAACTCAGGTCAATCCGAACGACCACCGACCGCACTTCCCGGATACCTTTAAAACACCTCTGCATCAGTCGTTCAGCGGGGAAAGCATCTTTGCCAACCCGGCATCCCACCCCCCGATGTGGAATGACCGCGACCAGTTGGTGGGACCGAACGGCAAGGTTCTTTTCGATGAGCGGAGGCGTAAATAGGTGCCGCTCAAGGAAATCCCGTTCGGGGAAATGGCCCCGGACAACGCACAGAATCACACCAATTCCGTTTACCTAGCCAAGAACGTGCGCGCCATGCCCAACGGCTATGGTCCCGTTGGTTCTTTCGAGACCGTCGCCACGACATTGGGGGCAGCATTTGTCGGAGGCGGGTCGTTCATCGGCTCGGACGGCAATTCCACGCTGTTGGCTGCGACCGCGGCAAAGCTGCGGAAGTATTCTGGGTCGTGGGCCGATGTCAGCACCATCGCCACGACCTCGCGCTGGTATCTCGCCCAGTTCGGCGACAACGTGGTCTATGCCAACGGCGACCAGCTTGGGGCCTATGATCTTCTAGCCGCTACTGCCGGAGACCTGACCGACGCTCCGGACAACGCTATCGACGTGGCGACGGTTCGCGATTTCGTGATGGTCCTGACCGACGATTCACAAGTCGTCTGGTCGGGCTTCAACGATTGCACATCGTGGACGCCCGGCACCGATCAATCGGACGCCCAGCCTCTTCTGGACGGTGGGACCGGGGTTCGGATAATCGGCGGCGAATATGCGATCGTCCTTCAGAAGAATTGCATCCGCCGTGTCAGTTATAACGGCGTCCCGGACGTGTGGTTTCAACTGGATGTCATCAACCCGGAAGTGGGGTGCATGGCCGCCGGCTCGGTGTGCAATGTCGGCCGGCTGATCGGGTTCCTGTCCGAGCGGGGCTTTGAACTCTGCGACGGCGAGAACGTCATTCCCATCGGCGACACCAAGGTCAACGAGTGGTTCTTCTCGACCTACTCACGCGCTGACATCGCAGACATCTGGGCCGCGGCCGACCCACGGCGAAACGAGTTCATCTGGCTGATGCCCGGCAATCCGGGACGGGCGCTGGTGTTCAATCTCACGCTGAAACGCTGGACGCTCATCGAGACCGCCCTGACCGGGGTCTTGACCGGGCAGACTTCGAGCGTGTCGATCGACGCTGTTGACGCTCTATATCCCGGCGGCATTGACAGCATCCCGATCAGCCTCGACGATCCTTCGCTTCAGGGCGGGAATCCTCTCCTATTGTTCGTCGATGACACCTACGCTTTCGGTGGTTTGAGCGGGGAGGCCCTTGAGGCCCAGTGGCAGCAGAAGAACGTCGAGCTTACGCCGGGCCGGCGGTCGCGACTTAGGGCCATCCGCCCCGTAACCGATGCGACCAGCGCGGCCGTGACCGTAAGCCAGAAGATGCGGGCCGGGGACAGCGTTGACGAGGTTGTCGCCGCGTCCATGCGGCTGAACGGCAAGATGCCTATTCGCGCCAACGGGCGCTACCTGGACGTTACGACCTCCATCCCCGAGGGGGAGGCGTGGACCTACGTCCAGGGCAATGAATATGAGTTCGAGCCCGGTGACGCGCGGTGAGCTATCCCGCCGTCCCGACGAGGCAAACCGCTGATTTCGTCTTCCGCTTCGGAAGTGCGATCAACCATCTGCTCAACCGCGTAGCCGGCGGGTATCCGTTTCCGCACCTCGACGCCGACCCGTCCGAGGTGAATGCCGGCTACACCTACTACAACACCACGACAAACAAGGTGCGAACGTGGGATGGGTCGGCCTGGAATAATCACTGGTAAGACGGGCCGAGGGCAGGCTGCAACCTGACCCCCGACCCTGACCACGCGGAGGAGCCCCGCATGGCTGACATGATTGCTGACCGGACTCCCGGTGATTCGCAATGACGACTGTCTCGCTCGCGGGCGGCAGTCTTCCATGCCCCCTGCCGATTACCGGGACGGTTGACGTAGCTTTTCCATCCTCGATCCAAGTGAGCTGGTCGCAGGCTCAGCCGGTGAGCATTTCCGGCTCGATGCCTGTTACCGGGACGTTCTGGCAGGCCACCCAGCCCGTCTCGATAGCGGCCACGGTGTCCGTTTCCGGCCCGCTGACGAATACCGAATTGAGGGCGACCCCGGTACCGGTGTCGGGAACCTTCTGGCAGGCTACGCAACCCGTTTCGATCACATCGAGTGTGACAGTGACGGGACCGCTTACCGACACCCAACTAAGAGCCGCTGCTGTCCCGGTCAGCATCGGCGGGACGGTGCCGGTGTCGGGCACTTTCTGGCAAACGACACAGCCGGTCTCAATCGGTGGAACAGTAACAGTCTCCGGGCCACTGACGGACACGCAGTTGAGGGCAACCGCCGTTCCTGTTTCGGGGACGGTCACGATTACACCTCCGGCCCTGACGAAGGGGACGCAGGGTTCGACCGGCGTCTCGACGCAGGACTTGAAGGATGCGGGGCGGGTGCTGCGGGTGTTTTCCGCAACTTTCACCGCGGCGACAACCGAGGCCTTGGTTACGCTCACCCCGATCACTGACGGAACGGCTGGGGCAACTGGAACGAGCTTCACCGTCACGGCTGGGAAGAGGTTCAGGCTCCAGTCTCTAAGCGTATCGGCCAGGAACGCGGGCGCCGCAGGGCAGGGCGTCGTGTGCAATCTTCGGATCTCGGCGTCGGGAGCCGTCACCGCATCGAGCCCGCTGATCGCGACGTGCGGGGCCGGGACATATCTTGCGATTGCCAATGTGGGCGGTGGCAACAGCGTCATCTTCCCTGACGGGTTCGAGCTGTCGGGCAACATGCAGTTTGGAATTAGCCAGATTGGCACGGCGACAGCAGGAAACACGGTCACGCTTGTTGGCTACGAATATTGAGATCGGCGTCGTTCCGAACCCCAAGGCATGGGAAAAATGGGGCGAGGCCGAGGCGTTGCTGGAGCCGGCGAGGGCGAGGGGCAATTTCCCGTCCGTCCTAGACGACGGCGAGATTCTGTGGGCCGTCCTCGAAGATGGAGACCTGACCGGCTGCGCAACGGCGTGGTTGAGCTCGGACGGGTTTGTCGAGGTCAAGCTGGTTGGTGGCCGCAATTGCCGCCGCTGGCTGAAAGCATTGGACGAACGGATTGGGGCCGCTGCTGCGGAGGCGGGAGCCACGCGGCTTGTCGGCATTGGGCGCGCTGAATGGACCAGAATCTTGCAGCGCCAAGGGTGGGCGAAATGTCAGCCGGTTGAGGATCACTGGCTGTTCGAGAGGATGCTGTAGGCATGGGGAAGAAGAGTTCCAAGACGAAGACCACGACAACGCCGTGGGCTCCGGCACAGCCGTATCTTCTGGGCGCTGCGTCAAGCATCCAGAACACGGTCAACCAGAACGCGCCCCAGCTTCAGGCGTTGCAGAGCCAGATCACCGGCAAGCTGCCTGACCTTTGGAACATGGCGATGGACCAGTCCACGGTTCAGCCCTCCGTCAATTATGCGAACGATGTCCTCGGCGGGAAGTATCTCAACAGCAACCCCTATCTGGACTCGATCGTTCAGCGCGGCGAGCAGGACGCTGCAAACCGGGTCAATTCGACCTTCAGCCAGTACGGGCGGACGGGCAGCAACGACCACGCGATCGACCTCGCCAGGGGGACCGCGGACGCCGGCAATTCTCTCCGTTACACCGACTACGCCAACGAGCGCGGACGGATGGACAATGCCGCCGGCCTTCTGCCGCAAATTCAGGCGTCGCGCTTCTCGGGCGTCACCCCGGCCCTCGCCGGGACCCAGCTTGCGGGTCAGCTGCCCTACTACGGGGTCGGCGCGCTCAGCGGGATCGGCAACCTCTTTGGAGGCTATGGAACCAGCACCGGGAAACAGCCTGGCGGATGGGGCTCGGACCTTCTTGGCGCAGGCGTTGCAGCTCTGCCGTTCCTGTTCCCGTCCGACCGCCGCCTGAAAACCAACATCGTCCGCATCGGCGAGTGGGACGACCGCGGTGACGGACTCGGCAAGTACGAATGGAACTGGCGCTCAGCGCCCGGCGGCAAGAGGGTCGTCGGCGTGATCGCGGATGAGGTGAAAGAGCTTCGCCCCGCCGCCTACGTCCCCAACTATTTCAACGGCTTTGATGGCGTCAACTATGCGAAGCTGGGAGAGGCCGCGTGACGATGCTCCCCATGCTGAGCGCATCCCCATTGGATGCTGACAATCTCCCAACCTTCAAGCGCGGGGGGATGTTTGGTGGCGGCGCTCGCGATGCTCTTATGGCTGCCGCAGCCGGGTTCTTGGCACGGCGCTCTCCACAAGTCGCGTCGAGCCTGCTGGAGACGCTTCAGCGCAAGCAGATGCTCGCCCAGCAGGAGGCGCAGTATCAGCGCCGCAGAGACGATCAGTTCGCCGACTGGCGCAAGCAATACGATTACGAGGTCGGCCATCCCAAGCAGGCCCAGCCACACTTTTTCGAAAGCAACAGCGGGGACCAGTACGCCGTTGGGCAAGACGGGAAGCCGGTCGAAGTGTTCCATGATCCGTTCCGCTACAAGCTGGTGCCGAACGGGATGGGCGGAGTGGTCCCGGTGGACATCTCGAAGCTCGTGCAACAGCCGCTTACCGACGAGGACATCGACAGGCTTGGAGGTCCGGCGGCATCCCCGCCGGCCACGTTTCCCCGATACTAGCCAGCCATATTACACGCCGGACCCGATGAGAGCGCCGGGGCACATGACGAGCGGCCGGCGCACAGTCGAGGGCAACAAGCTCGTGGGCGGCGTGCCTAATTCCCATCACCTGACGGGGGACGCGGCCGATTATGTGGGAACCAGCGTTCCGGCGCTCCGAAACTATTTTGGCGCGGGCGTGAAAATCATTCCCGAGAGCGACCATTTGCACGTCCAGGGCTTGGGCGACGGGCGCGTTCCCTACTTCGGCCGCAGAGGCACATTCGGCCTCAGGAGACCATAGTTGGCGCAATACAAAGACGGCGACAGCCGCCAGATCAACGGCGTAACCTATGTGCGCCAGAACGGCCAATGGCTTCCGCAGGGCGGAGCTATGGGTCCGGCGATCGGCGGCAATCCGCTCATTCCGGGCCAGCTTCAGGGGCAGGGGCTGAACAATGCCGGTCAGGCAACGCACAACCAGAGGGACGCGGCCACCCTTCCGTTCGATATCCGCAAGGCCAAGGCGGACGCGATCAAGGCGGAGGCGGATGCCCGCGCGGCGGAAGAAGCCAACCCGCCGACCGCCCTCGTTACCAATCCGGGCCTAAGCGGGGCGGATTATCTCAAGACCCTGCCCATTGCCGAGCAGCGCCTTGTCCAGGCAATGGCGGACGGGCGTCTGATTCCCCCGACCGGGAAAGCCGCCGCCTCGCCCTACTGGCAGAAGCTCATCGGGCAGACGCTCCAATACGATCCCTCGTTCGACGCGATCGACTACGGCGCCCGCTACAACACTCGCAAGGACTTCACCTCGGGCGTTTCGTCGCGCAACATCAAGGCGCTCAACACCGCAATCGGCCACGTTGCGCAGCTTGCCGATCAGATTGGCGGCACGGCCTCTCACGGGGGCTTTCCGCTCGCCACGACGCTGAACCGCGCCGAGAACGCCTATTCGAGGGGGGCGGGCGATCCGGGCGTTACCAAGTTCACGCAGACCGCTGGGGCCGTCGCGAGCGAGCTGACCCAAGTGTTCCGTGGGAGCGGGGGTGCAGAGGCGGACGTTCAGCGCTATTTGAGCGAGCTAGATCCGAACGCCTCTGCCGAGCAGAAGAACGCGGCGATCAGCAACATTCTGGGTCTGCTCAAGTCGCGCCTCGATGCCCTTACCGACCAGTATCAGAAGGGCATGGGCAACGCCTCGGCCGGTCTTGACGTGCTGGACGATCACTCGAAACAGGCGCTCGCCAAGTATCTGCCGGGTTTTACGCCGCCGTCCGCTCCAAACCAGCCCCCGCCCAGCGGCCTCGGTCCCAATCCGGGATCGGCGGACTATTCCGGCGTGGGCGGGCCGCAGAGTGGGGGCATCGGAGGTGTCGATACGAGCCTTCGCGATGTCGCTCGCGGTCAGACCAGGGCCGAGTTCGATCCGAAGTGGACGGGCTTCGTCGATTCCCTCGTTCGCAACAAGGTGCCTTATCGCGAGGCTCAAGAACAGATCTCCAGGCGCTTTCCAAACGATCAGCCGCTTTCGCCGACGATCTATAATAAGTGGCTCCGCTACCTGAACGATCATCCGAGCTACAAGGGCGGCATTTCCTACGGCACCAAGCAAGTCCCGATGACCCTGGGTGAGCGCAGCAACAATTTCGTTTCCAGTAGCGTGCCGGGCGCGGCTGTCGGGCATTTCGCAAACGACTTCACGGCCGGACTTCCAGAACTCGCGGCCGGCGATCAGGGCGCGTATTTCAACGCAATTTCGCGCCAACAGCATCCCTACGCATCGACGGCGGGCGACATCGGCGGAACCGTCGCTGGCGCCCTCACGGTAAACAAGCTCCTGGGTCCGCTGCTGTCTCGCGCGCCGGGCGCTGTGGGCTCATTCTTCAACGCCGCCAAGGCCGCTCCGGAAGCAACTCCAGGAATCGCCGCTGCCCGCCAAGCCCGGGTCACGGACACGCTTTTCGGCGGGGCGTCGGGCGCGGTGCATAATCCCGATCATCCCCTCGCTGGCGCCGCCGGGGGTGCGGCGGCAATGGGCGCCGGAAGCCTTGTCGGCCGCTATACGCTAGGGCCGGCCCTTCAGTGGGCCGGAGATACGACTGCGGGCCAATTCCTCGCTAACACCGCGCTCAAGGGCGTCGCAAAGGTGCGCGGCATGTTCGGGGGCTCATCGACGCCCTCGACGTTTAATCCGCCGGCCGCCCTGAATCCGGGTGA